TAGATCCAAAATCCAAGATCAGATGGGTGTGGCTATGCCCGCTCCTGATACACCATTGCCTCCCGAGGCAGAGGCTCAGTTGGCTAGATTGAGTGCTAAAGCATCTGTTCAGCTCTTACAAACCAACCAAGCTCAAGCCCAGCAGGCTCAGGCACAGCAACAAGCCCAAGATCCATTGATCCAAATGCAACAGCAGGAACTCCAGATCAAGGCGCAGGATGCCCAAACCAAGGCTCAAAAGGCTCAGGCAGACACCCAAATAGCTCAAGCAAGACTGCAAATGGAGCAACAAAAGGCTCAAATACAGGCGCAGGCAGAAGCTCAGAGAAACCAAATCCAAGCGCAGACAGAGATGAAACGCATTCAATCTCAGATGCAAATTGAGATGGAGAAGCTCAAGGAAGATGCTAGACAGGCAAACCAGAAAATCCAATCTGAACTGTTTAAACGGAGTCAATAATGGAAGAAAAAATAATCAATCATCTTTTAAATGAATTGAAGGAGAAGGAGCAATCCCTCCTAATGAGTCTTGGTGACGGGTCGGCTACGGACTTCCCTACGTACCAGAATATGTGCGGGCAGATTAAGGGTCTCTTATACGCACAGATCATCATGAATGACCTTTTACGAAGACTGGAGAAATTTAAAGATGAGTGAACTTTTAATCAGCAATGGCGAATCAACGACTGTTTTGCCAGACAGTGCAGAGGATAAGGCAAGACAATTGCCTGAACCAGCACGATTTCATATTCTGACGGTCTTACCGGAGATCGATGATGAGTACGAAAGCGGATTAGTGAAAGCCAACACAACAATACATTACGAAGAGGTTCTCTCTCCTGTGCTGTTCGTTGTCAAGCTTGGCCCTGATGCTTACGCAGACAAAACCAGATTCCCTTCTGGGCCGTCCTGTAAGGTGGGTGACTTTGTGATTGTTCGTCCAAACACAGGCACAAGGTTAAAAATCCATAACAAGGAATTCAGGATCATCAACGATGATTCTGTAGAAGCAGTTGTGCAAGATCCACGTGGAATAAGCAGGGGGTAACATGCCAGAAATTGAACAAACAGAATTTGTCTTTCCAGACGAAGAAGAGAAGCCCTCTAAGGCTGGCGGTAGGGTTGTAGAGCCTGATCCAGAAATAGAGATTGTTGATGACACGCCAGAGGTAGATCGCAACAGAGAACCAATGGCTACTCCTCCAGTAGAACCCACAGACGAAGAGCTTGAGTCTTACACAAGTAAACAACAAAAGCAGAAAGTCCGGGAATTCGCAAAAGGTTATCACGAAGAACGCAGAGCCAAAGAATCTGCCCTACGTGAAAGAGAAGAAGCAATCAAGATTGCTAAAGCTGTCTATGAAGAAAACGAAAAGCTGAAAAGCACCGTTAATGTCAGTCAGACAGCCCTTCTTGATCAAGCTAAGAAGGTTGTAACCAATGAAATGGCTGATGCCGAGCGTCTTTATAAGCAAGCTTATGAAAACGGCGACTCAGATTTGTTACTAAAAGCACAAAAAGAACTCACCAACGCAGCCCTAAAAGCTGAAAAAGTGAATAATTTTGTACCAACCCCTTTACAACCTCGTCAAGAAGTAGTACAACCTAGTTACCCGCAGGTAGATCCTAAAGCTGAAAAGTGGCAACGTGCCAACAATTGGTTTGGGTCAGATGATGAAATGACCAGTCTAGCCCTAGCGGTGCATAAAAAATTGGTTGAAACTGGGGTCGATCCCCAGAGTGACGAATACTATCAACGACTAGATACCCGAATTCGTCAAGTCTTTCCAGATAAGTTTGAGTCTGAAGAGACTGCTGATACGAAGCAGCGCCAAAAATCAAATGTGGTTGCCTCTGCTTCAAGAAGTGTGGCTCCTAAAAAGATCACCCTTTCTGCATCAGAAGTAAACATCGCCAAGCGTCTAGGCATTCCTTTGGAACGCTATGCACGTGAAGTGGCACAACTAAGGAGAAATAATGTCTGAAACCAACCGTGCAAGTCGTGATACCGAGTCACGCAATTCTGTCCAGCGTCCTCAATCGTGGAGACCGCCAGAAGTTCTGCCAATGCCCGATCCAAGACCGGGGTGGGTTCATAGGTACATACGTATCAGCATGATGGGCAAGGATGATCCAGCCAATATTTCTTCTAAATTCAGAGAAGGATGGGAACCCGTGAAAGCGGTTGAATATCCTGAATTGATGGTACATGCCACGCAAAATGGTCAGTTTAAAGGCAACATTGAGGTTGGTGGATTGTTGTTATGCCGAATTCCAAAAGAATTTATGGAACAGCGAGATGCTTATTACAACTCGCAGAATAAAGCTCAGATGGAATCAGTAGATAACACATTCATGCGTCAAAGTGATCCTCGTATGCCTCTCTTCAAAGAGAGAACAAGCAAGGTCACATTCGGTTCTGGTTCTTAATTTTTTTACAGGAGTATTAGATGGCTTATCCAATTATCAATGCCCCATACGGGCTAAAGCCAATCAATGAGTTCGGCGGTTTACCCTATGCTGGGTCAACTCGCATGTATCCCATTGCGACTGGCTATTCCAGCAATTTGTTCTATGGTGACATAGTTCAGTTGTCTGGCGGTACTGTTATTAAAACAGCAATGGACGCAACGTCTTCACCCGGTACAGCTACGGCAGGTACATTGGGCGTATTCATGGGTTGTGAGTATGTTAACTCTTCTAGCCAAACAGTTCGTGGACAATACTGGCCCGCCAGTACATCTTCTAACTATGCAGTAGCATATGTAGTGGATGATCCAAGAACAGTTTTTAAAGCTGCGTTGACAGTTCAAGGTACATCCTTGGCAAACACTGGAACCACCATTGGTTATGCTAACCCTTACTTTATTGGTACAAACTTGTATGCTGTAACAGGCAACACAGGCTCTACCACTACAGGTAACTCAGCATTGGCATTGTCTGGCGGTGTAATCAGCTCCGGTACTTCTGGAAACGTCCGTGCTACTACAGCATTGCCTTTCCGTGTAGTTGGTATCGTTCCTGATACAGCAGTCACTGTAGCTGCAACTGGATCAACATCTGGTTCTTCTTCAACTTTGACTCTCACTGCTGCAAACACAGCAATTAGCCCCGGAATGCAATTGATTGCACCTAGCGGTACAGGTTCAGCTCAAGGTAACTACATCACAGTTACCAACATCAGCTCAACAACTGTTACTTTGTCTAGCGCAGTTACCCTTGCGTCTGGTTCAGCATTGACATTTGTCGGATTCCCTGAAGTCTTAGTGGTTTGGAACCAAGGCTATCAAGGTATGACTATCGCTTCTGGCGTTTAATAAGGAGTAATCTAAAATGGCAATTTCAAGAGCGCAACTACTTAAAGAGTTACTTCCCGGTTTAAACGCATTGTTTGGCTTGGAGTACGCCCGTTATGGTGAAGAACATAAAGAAATTTATGAGACTGAAACCTCCGAGCGTTCCTTTGAAGAGGAAACAAAACTGTCTGGTTTCTCAGCAGCACCTGTTAAAGGCGAGGGTTCAGCCATCGCTTATGACAATGCTCAGGAAGCATGGACAACTCGTTACAACCACGAAACCATTGCTTTGGGTTTCTCAATCACTGAAGAAGCGATTGAAGATAACTTGTACGACAGCTTGTCTGCTCGTTACACCAAAGGTTTGGCCCGTGCTATGGCATATACCAAGCAAGTTAAAGCTGCTTCTGTATTGAACAACGGTTTCTCATCTGCTTACTTAGGTGGTGACGGTGTATCTTTATTTAACACAGCTCACCCATTGGTAGGTGGCGGTACAAACTCCAACACTCCTACAACTCAATCTGATTTGAATGAAACCTCTCTCGAGAGCGCAGTTATTCAGATTGCTAGTTGGACGGATGAGCGTGGTCTTTTGATCGCAGCCAAGCCATGTAAGTTGATTGTTCCTCCTTCACTCCAGTTCGTTGCAACTCGTTTGCTCGAAACAAAACTGCGTGTTGGTACAAACAACAATGACATTAACGCTCTTGAGAACAATGGTTCTATCCCTGACGGATATACACAAAACCACTTCTTGACAGACGTAAATGCATGGTTCTTGACTACTGATGTACCTAACGGTATGAAGCATTTCGAGCGTACCCCCCTGCAAAACAGCATGGACGGTGATTTCGATACAGGTAATGTTCGCTATAAAGCTAGAGAGCGTTATTCTTTTGGATGGTCTGATCCCCTCGGAATCTGGGGTTCTTCAGGTTCATTCTAATAAAAAGGGGGCTAAAAACCCCCTTTTTTATTGACCATGTTTAAACAATATGGTATAAATAAACATCTGGGAATTTTCTCTTGTTGCCACTGGCCCAGCAGACGATGCAACGATTAACAAGAGGCTTTTGCATAAGGAGATTATTATGGCACGTGCAACGTTTGAAGGCCCAGTAATAGCTGGTGATAACCGTTTTGGCCCCCAACGTAACATTGGTTATGTTGAGTTAGTTCAAGACACCTACATTGATTTATCTGTTACCACCCCCGGTACAAATGGTTATGCTGGCTCTTCTGGTCAGTATGCTTTTGGCAACGGTATCCCCAATACACAGGGGCAACTGTATACCCCATCATCTACCACATTTCCTGCTACTACTACAACACCTCCAACAGATGTAAGTACACAGGTTTATCGTGGCGTTATTATGTATTTGCCCACAGGTTGCACAATTCAAGATATCATTATTGATTACTTGAGCGCAATTACTGGAGAGAGTGGCGCTACATTGTCTGATGTAAGTATTTATGTGTCTAATGCAACCACTGCCGCTGCCGGAACTCCTACTTATGCTTCTACGCAATTAGGAACCACAACTGTGGGTACTGCTGGTCGCAAGACAACTTCTTATACCGCAACCAACTTGATTAACATGTTGTCTACCTCAACAGACATTTTGTCTAGTAATGGTCAACCCAACCTATCACAAGTAGTGTTTACGTTGTCAATTACAGGTACTACTGTAGCAGCACCTACTGGCGGAAAATTTAACTTTTCTGTGCGCTATACACAACCCGATAACAATATCGGTTCAACTACTGCTTACCCATACGGTAACTTCGATTAATCATTAGGGGCTTCGGCCCCTATTTCTAAAGGAGATTAATCATGATGCAAACAGACGTTAAAAGCGCCCACCTTAGTGCGGCGGGTTCTTACTATATAGGACGTACTCGCCTCAGAGGTATTGTTGTAAGTCCTAAAGCAAGCACAGCAGCAACATTTGAAATTCGTGATGGCAGTGCTACGGCTACGGTGTTATTTACAATGGATATTGCCAGTGTAACTACACCTGTAAACTTTAATATCACAATACCCGGAGAAGGCATTGTAGCAACTACAGGGTTGTATCTAACAACTAGCACGGGTACTGTTACAGGTATTGAAGTGTTCTATGGCTAGTCCAGCATGGCAACGCAAAGAAGGAAAGAATCCGAATGGCGGTTTAAACGCCAAGGGTCGGGCATCCGCAAAGAAGGAGGGGATGAATTTAAAGCCTCCCCAACCCGAGGGCGGATCAAGGAAGAAATCTTTCTGCGCCAGAATGTCTGGAATGAAAGCAAAATTAACTTCAGCAAAGACAGCAAACGATCCAAACAGCAGGATTAACAAGTCTTTGAGAGCATGGAACTGTTAAATGAACAATCATGACGTAAAAACTATGACCGATGGAGCCGCAGTAGTCGTAGGACTAGGCGGTTTTATGCAGTGGTTCCCACCTGTTGTGGGACTTGTTGGTGGTGTATTGACCATTGTTTGGTTGTGTATTCGTATATGGGAAACCGATACGGTTAAAGGCTGGAGAAAATAATGCCTAGTACAAGCGCCAAACAACATAGATTCATGGAGGCGGTGGCTCATAATCCAGCGTTTGCCAAGAAGGCAGGAGTCCCGCAAAACGTGGGTCAGGACTTTAGTAAA